ATTTGATAACTAAACAAGTTCAGGCAATATCTGCTAGAGAAGTTTCTACAACTATTACGGTTTCAAATTCAACGGATTACCCAATTATAACATTATCGGATTCAAATATTATACAAATAACAAATGTTGTTGATGAAGAAAACATTCAATATTATGAAGTCCCATATTTGGCACAAGAAACTATTTTTGTGGAACAACCAAATACACTATTAAACAATAATGAAAATGATATATCTGCAGACGTTCCTTATATTTTAGAAGTTCAAAAAGTACCTTATAGATTTTCGACCAAAGTAAATTCAGATAATACTATTGACTTACAATTTGGAAATGGTAGTTTAAGTGAAAGTGATGAAATCCTTTTGCCAAACCCAAAAAATGTTGGATTAGGATTAGCAAATTCAATACAAAGATTAAATGAAGGTATTGACCCATCTAACTTTTTAAAAACAAATACATTGGGTATTGCACCTAACGGAAAACAATTAACTATAAAATATTTAGTTGGTGGTGGGGTATCATCTAATGTAAATGCAAACGATTTGACAACCATTTCAAAAATAGAATTTGAAGAAGATTTGGCATCTATAACTGATATAAATTTATATAGTTTATATAAACAATCAATTGGAGTTGAAAATTCCGATGCTGCAACTGGTGGTAGAGATAGTGAATCAATTGAAGAAATTAGACAAAATGGTTTGGCAATGTTTGGGTCTCAAAACAGAGCAGTAACTAGACAGGATTATATTGTGAGAGCATTATCTATGCCAGAAAGATATGGCAGTGTTGCAAAAGTATATGTTAGTCCAGATGGTGAGGTGGATAATAATTCTCCATCATCTATTTTGGCATCACCACAAAATATTAATGAATTTGTTAATTTAGTTGATGGATTAAAAAATAGTTCTAGACAAGATATACAAAAAGAATTAGTTAAATATCTTAGTCAAAAGAAAACATCTATTAGTGAAGTAAATAATCCATTTGCAATTAATATGTATGTATTGGGGTATAATTCTAATAAAAATTTAACAACAATAAACAAATCAGTTAAACAAAATCTAAAAACGTATTTAGGAGAATATAGAATGTTAACCGATGGTGTTAATATTATTGATGGGTTTATTATTAATATTGGTGTAGACTTTGATGTAGTTGTTTATTCAAATTATAATAAGAGAGAAGTTATTACAAACTGCTTAACAGAATTGCAAACTTATTTTAATATAGATAATTGGACATTCAACAAACCAATAAATCTTTCAGAAATAGAATTGATACTAGCAAATGTGGAAGGGGTAATGAGTGTTCCATCCGTAAAAATTTCAAACTTATGTGGTGGGGACGGTAATTATTCACCAAACAGATATAACATAGATGAGGCAACCAAAGGAAAGATTGTCTACCCTTCCTTAGACCCTTCTATATTTGAAATTAAATATCCAAACAAAGACATAAAAGGGAGGGCATTATAATGCATATATTTTACACATCATCATATGACACAAGTGTATATCTACAACAACCTGAACAGAATGCAGGTAGAGATGAGATATTGGAAGTAGGTAAACTTTACTACGGAGGAGTAAAGGATATTGCTAGAACTTTTATTAAGTTTGATGTTTCTAATTTGGAAACTGGCAGTAATTGGAAAGCTTATCTTAATCTTAAATCTGCAAATTCTGAAGAAATTCCATTGGAATATACAATATATGCAAACGCAGTTTCTCAAAGTTGGACAATGGGTACTGGTACAAAATTCGATAATATAACTTCGGATGGTATTAGTTGGAAATATAGAAATGGAATAGATAGTTGGCAAGATAATGTAATAGCAGGGACTGCGGTGTTTACCAATGGAACAACGGGTTCTGCAAATGCAGAAGGAGGTACTTGGTATTTAAGTGGTTCTGCATCACAATCATTTAATAATGAACCAGACGACATCAGAATGGATGTAACAAATATTGTAAGCCTTTGGTTGAGTGGTTCGTTGCCAAATAATGGATTTATAGTACATCATAGTTTAAATTCGGAAAATGATTCATTAGACTATGGATTATTAAAGTTCTTTTCAAAAGAAACTAATACAATATACGAACCAAAATTAGAAGTAGTTTGGAATGATATTTCGTTTGTAACTGGAAGTTTATTACCTGTAACGGGTTCTGCAGAAGATGGATATAAAATTGTAATTACAAACCTTAAAAAAGAATATTCTGCAAATACAAAAGTAAAAATAAGAATAAAAGGAAGAGATATGTATCCTTTAAAATCTTTTGGGACAACATTTGCATACGACCAATCAAAATATATAACAAATATTTATTATCAATTGGAAGATTATATTACATCTGAGGTTATTTTACCATTCGGAGATTATACAAAAGTTAGTTGTGATTCTACATCTAATTATTTTGTTATGAACTTAAATACATTTCCAAAAAATAGAACATATAAATTAAAATTAAAAGTTGTAGAAAATGATATTTCTACAATAATTGATGAAAAATATATTTTTGATTTAGTATAATATGACAGGATTAGAAGCAATAGCAGAAAAATTACAAGAACAAAAAAAGAAACAATTCGAAGAAATTCTAAGTGTATCTGGTTCGTCTGCAATATCAAAAAATGATTACAATGTAACCATTGTTGATAATGTAAATCCCGCAACTTCATTGATATTTAAGGGATTAGATAAACCAAAATACGATGAAACCGAATTACTTAAAGCTGTTAATGTCACGGTAACAGAATTGGCCCCAAATATTCCAACATCAAACTTGGATTTGGTTCCAAAACCAATATATGATGCAGAGGTAACATCTAGTAATGAACTAAGAATTCAAAATACAAGATTACAATTAACAATAGATTCATTAAATGTAACTATCACAGATTTAAGAGCACAAGTTCAAACGGAAATAAATAATAGATTAACAATTGAACAAACAAATGATGCATTAACCAATCAATTGGATACTTTGAACGGGACAATTGTGGATTTCACCGGTCAAATATCCACATCATTACAAAAATCAGTCGATGAATCGATTTTAAGGGCATCTTTACAATCACAAAACACAGGATTCAAAGCACAAATAAGAGCATTGATTAAACAAATTGATTCATTGAATTCAATTATTGAAGGATTACAAGCACAATTGGGTGCATTACAACAACAACAAGCAATTCAACAATCTGCACAAAATGTGGCCTTTGCATCGGGAGCTGAAATTATCAATGAAGTCGGTTTGGTTAAATTTACCGATAAGGGAAATAATACAGATGGTTGGATATTGGCCGCGGTATCTACACATGCCGCTGAAGGAAGAAGACAATCACAATGGAAATATGGTGAAAGTATTGAGTTTACAAATAATGATAAGTTTCCAATTACAATTAATATTACAACAACATTTGATTCAGTCGGTAAGTGGTTTAACATGCCTCAAACTAACTTTACAATAGCTCCAGGTGCAACTAAAACGATTAAAAATACATTAAATAAATACAGGCCACCTTTAAAGTTTAGTGATAGACAAAGAAGTTCTACTCGTATAGGAAATATAGTTATAGATGTTACGAGACAAGATAATTCTAAAAAATCAAAAAGTTTTAAAACAGTGTTGAAATTACAACATCCTGATTCATATCCAGGATTTTAAATAAATAAAGTATGAGTATTAAAAAATATACAAATTTTGAAAATATAAACAATAAAACCGAAAATTCTGGTCAATTTTTGGAAGATAAGGATTTGTTTATAGTTTCTAAAAATGAAATACAAATAAGTGAATTTGGTAACACACCATATGATGTTATGGAAATATCGGTTTATGATATTAATAACAATTTGTTACCACATAAATCTGGAAATAATGTAGCATATATAAAATCTACGGATATTAAAAACTACATGTATAATATTACAAATAATTTAGGTAAGAAAGAAGTTGCAATTGATATTGAGAAATTATTAAGTGATTTAGGATTTACTAATGGTATATTAAAAATAAATCTTAACTTTGTTAGAAATAGAGTTGGTAACGAAAATGAATTACAAAGAGTTTGG